GTCTGTAACTAAATTGGAGTGGCGCGTTGACGGGCATGAAGCTGAGATTCAGGCGCTTAAAGACACATCAAGTGAGCTAAAGACTACCCTAAACGCAATCACGAAAAACTTGCAGCAAATCAAGTACATTGCAATCGGCGGCGGCCTCGTCTTGTTCGCTGACCAAGTGGGGCTAACGGCTATTTTAAAGCTGCTGTAACCAGGGGCGTAACATGGATTTGATCGAGCTAAAACAATTCGCTACACCCCGCCAAGCTGAAATCATTGACGCTATTATTGAGCATGGAAGTCAGCGTAAGGCAGCCAAGGCACTAGGCATCAATTCGCGCGGCCTAGAGCGAATGCTGAAACGGGTTAGGCAAAGCGCATCACGGCAAGGCTGGTCGCCAGATCACGATATGATTCACATCGCGCCTGATACGCATATTGTCAAAGGCGTGTCTACCTTCTATAACGAAGATGGCAGACCGATCAGGCAGTGGGTAAAGACCGACCTCAAGAAACAGAACCAAGAAGCCGCATTACAAGCCTTTGCTGACGCATTGATGGAAGACTTACCAAAGTATAAACCGCTACCTTATAAGCCTATTAAAGACCTCCCTGAACAGCTTACAGCCTATGTTATTGGTGATGCCCATATAGGTATGCTAGCCACCAACTCACGTAATCGAGGGGATGGCGAATGGAATCTAGTGATAGCAGAGCGCGTTACGCTAGGCGCGGTTGAAAAGCTAATCAAAGCGGCAGGCGCTAGCGACACGGCACTTATGCTTGATTTAGGCGATTTCACCCACTCTGATAACGAGGCTGGAACGACAACTAAGGGTACGTCACTTGATGTGGACGGCCACTTCTCAGAGTCGATAGCGGCAGCAGTGCGCGTTTATCGGCAATCAATTAGCATGATGCTGGCTACTCATAATAAAGTTATTTTGATGATGGTGAGGGGCAACCATAACAGTAATACCGCCATCATTATTAACACCATGCTTAAAGTGTTTTATGAAGATGAGCCGAGGGTTGAAGTGTTAGATAATAGTTCCAAGTTTATGAGCCTTGTTTACGGGAACGTGCTTCTAGCCAGCCACCATGGAGATAGGTTAAAGGCTGAACGAGCCTACGAATACGTCACTCGCTCGATGGCAAAAGAGTGGGGCCAGTGTGAACATCGTCATTTCCTAAGTGGCCACATACACCACTCCACAAGTAAAGAAATTGGCGGGATGACTTTTGAAGCATTCCAAGCATTACCCGCGCCTGATGCGTGGCATAGCGATAGTGGTTACGGGGCCAAGCGGTCAATGACTTGCATAGTCTATGACAAGCAGCATGGCGAGATCCAACGGCATAAAGTCGGCATAGGGCAGCTAGAGGGGGCTTTGTGTTCAAACTAGGTCAACGGTCACTCAGCAACCGAGCAGGCGTAGATCATCGCCTTATTGAGATTTCAGATCGTGCAATACAAATATCTACTGTTGATTTTGGTCACGGCCCTTACAGTGGGTTGCGGAGTGTTGACGATCAAGCCGCACTGTTCCAAGCGGGGCGGTCAAAATGTGACGGTAGAGCTAATCTCTCATACCACCAATCAGGCAAAGCGCTGGATGTGTACGCTTACGTTGATGGCAAAGCCTCATGGGAAAAAGAACACTTGGCCATAATTGCCGCCGCCATGCTACAGGCAGCAAACGAGCTAGGCCATAAGCTCGAATGGGGAGGCCTTTGGAAAGGCTTCTGCGATATGCCTCATTTTCAATTAGGAGAATAACATGGGTTGGTTAACGGGATTATTAGGTGGGGGTTCAGTCGCGGAGCCTATTCAAGCGGTTGGCAATATCATTGATCAGGTATTTACGAGTGACGATGAGCGTGAGCAAGCCGCGATCATCAAACAGAAGCTAGCCATGCAGCCTGCTTTGATTCAAGCCGAGATCAGCAAGGTGCAGGCTCAACACCGATCAACTTTTGTTGCGGGTGCAAGGCCGTTTCTGATGTGGGTTTGCGGTGCAGGCTTTCTGTTCGCTTTCGTTGTTAACCCGATCTTGCAGTGGTTAGCACCAGAATTAGGGAGTCCAGAATTGCCATTGTCGGCCATGATGGAACTCACCCTTGCGATGCTAGGCTTGGCTGGCTTACGCACAGCAGAGAAAATACGTGGCGTGGCTAAATAAAGTAGCGCAGCATAAGCCTAATCACCCCATTTATGCCGATGTTTATTTGCCTCGGCGTCTATTTTGTCAGCATAATCTCGCAGCAACTTGGTGACCTTATGGGAACCTTCTCCGAGATCATGGCCGATATGTTCTAAGGAAAATTCTTTTAAAATATCTTCAAGTGATATTACATAACCTTCTTCTAGCTCACACGATTCACACCAATCTAAGTTAAAGACAATATCGGGCTTGTCGAAGTTGCTGACTAAATAAAAATCTAAATCAGGGTGTGCCGTGTTACACATAGTACACTTTGCTTCACTCATAATTAATCCTCCTTTTTTGCTGCATCATTGAGCGCAGCCGTCACCCATTCAGCAAGCTTCTGACCGCCTGCCGCATGAACCCAAGTGCCTTTATCTGATGGTGTACACCGAATGGTCAGGATAGAGGTTTTCGGGTTATCTTTCACCGCGCTTTGATTGCCTGTGTTGCCGTGTTCATTGCTCATGCTGTTCCCTCCATTAACGCGTCGTAAGATTCAACTGCTTTTTGATGAAATACCAGCATTTCCTTACGCGTTACTTCGTCATTTCGGTAAGCCTTGCGTATTTCTTTGTAGGCTTTTAGGTCTTTATCTCGCGCCAACACTAACGCTTTATAAACATCAGGGTCTATACGGTCAGCAGGGGCGTCGAGTTGAGGGTTAACAATAGCCGCCCTTAAGATACGGTAGATTTCTTGAAAGGCTTGGCCATGACTTTTTTTGTAGGTATTTTTATACATTCTAGTGTATGGCCCATACGCATACTGAACATGGTGCGCTACTTCATGTGCCACTATAGCCAGTAATACAGACTCAGGCGTTGCCGCTTGCATTCTTTCCCCTATTACGGGATCAGATCGGTAAGCAGCGTACTCATTTAAATGCCTACCGCCCTTATGGTAGTAAGCCACATCAATTGATATGCTCTCTTCCCCATACGCGTAGCTGTGTTGACTTTTTTTCTTTATCGCAACATGAAGCGGCTTCCAAAAAGACTTTTGTTTAGCAAAGCCTATCTCATGCTTCGGCTTGTTTAACTCAGTCATACACTGCTTAACCATCTTCAAGACCAGCGCACGATCTTCAACTGTTACATTTGCCCCGCGCTTACAAGTTATTTTCATCTTATTTCTCCTGTCTCCAAGTTCCGCTTGGTCGGTGGGGCCGAAGCCCCGTTTGTTATGCTTCTAGTTTTACGAATAATTCAAGCTCTGATTCTGTGAGTGAATCACCGCCATGTGTGAAACATACTCCATCCACGCAAGGTGCAAATAAATTTTCATCAACATCCTCAATCATGCCTTTTTTAAGTAGTGAAGAGATAACGCCGCGCAAAATGTTAGGACTTTTGCCAGTCATGCTGGCAATATCTCTAATATCTGCCGCAGCATCATTGTTACATACTTCTAAAATCGCATTGTAGGTAAGGACTTCTAAGTTAGTGTAGGTAGTCATAATCTTCTCCTGTCTCCAAGTACCGCTTGGGCGGTTGAGCTAATTTCCTAACTCATGTATGTATTGTATAAACAAATCATAAGTATGTAAAGGGTTATCAGAAAAATAAATAAAAAAGTGGCAAGGAAAGTGGCAAGACCTAGGCAAAAGGTGGCAAATACAGGCAATTAAAATGCCACTTAAAAAAAAGGCAACGCTCCAAGTGATTGAAAACGCTGCCTTTTTATACTGCTATTTGGTGGAGATGGGGGGAGTCGAACCCCCGTCTAAACTATATGAATCAATGACTTAGAGAGCGACAGTGGCATGAAAGTGGCATTTGTACCAATTTGAGACCATATTTGATCACTTTTTGATCAACTTTTTCGGTTCAGTTCCTCGTTTGGGAATCGAACCCGCGTCCCCGAATTTAGCATCAATTAGATTGCCGCCATCCTCACCTTCTGTCTGTATCCATTTAGCATAAATGGTTGTTGTGATGCCTACATTTTTGTGACCTAGCTGGCGACTATACCAACCTAATCGCTCACCAGAGGTCAGCATCATGGATGCGTAAGTGTGTCTGGTTTGGTATGGGCGGCGATAGCGAACTCCTGCGTGCTTTAAAACAGTCGTCCATCTTTTCCTTATGGGCTGGTCGCCTGTCCAAGGTTTGCCATGAAGCGGGTCGATAAACACCTCTTGGTCAGCTAGGAAGGTGTGTTCTTTTTGTGCCATTAACGCTTTTCGTGCTTGAGGCAACATTATTATTATTCTTTCGCCTGCCTCCGTTTTTGGAGGTTCCGCTTCATCAGCAGCTTGAGTTAATCCTTTATCCACATTGATCGTGCCGTTAACAAAATCAATATCCTCCCATAAAAGAGCAATTAATTCGCTCGTTCTCATGCCCGTCCAAAAAGCAAACCAAAACAAGTTGCGTACTTGGCCCACGGCAGTTTGATAAATTAGGCTCATTTCGTCCATATTGAACGGGTCTAGCTTCTTTGCTTTTGCTTTTATCTGAGCGTATGTTTCTACGCGCTCATAAGAGAACCCCGACAAATAGTTTTTATCTATTACCTCGTCACTCACAGCAAGGGCTAACGCACAGCGCAAAGGGGATATAACATTACGAATCCGCTTGTTGCTCATCTTTGTTCTGGTAATAATCCAGTCTCGCATATGATATGCGCGGAAATCATATATTGAGATATGACCAAACTGAGGTATTAATTGATTGAATGTAATCTTTCGATAACTATCTATGGTTGATGATTTTTTTTGATCAGATATAGCTCTGAACCACTTCTTTAAAGTCTCTTCAATGGTTACGTCTTTAATTATGTCTGCAAATTTATGAAGGTTTTTTGACTCAGGAAATACAGTCGCATAATCAAATGTGCCGATAGCTATTTCATGTAAAATAGCCGCACGATGATTAGATACTTTTTTTAGGTTAGAGGGCGTAGGTTTGAGCTTGATTGGTTCGCGGCAGCGTTGCCCTTGATACTGGAACGTAACCTCGATTGTGGACGCATAACGGGACTCGACACCTTCGTACTTTCTGACCATTTTTCAAACCCCGATATGCTTATAATGTAGCGCCCATCTGGAGCGCGAAAAAACTGTTCGCCCTCAGCGAATACCCCGTTCTGACACTTCTTATAGATGCCATCATAGCCATAGCCAGATAGTTCGCAGAACTTTTTAATTAATACACGATCTAACATATTAACTCAATTCCTGTGTGATGGTGTGATTCTGCTCTGCGTATCGCACGCCCTTATGCGAACAGCCTATTAACCGCCCGATCTTCCGCGCACTGTATCCATGTGCCCTGAGTGTTGCTATCGAACCTACTGGCAGCTTCACAGCGTGTGGCAAAGTAGACTTTAATCCCATCACGCCAGCCTTTTTAACGACGGTGTTTGGTTTCCTGCCTAAGATTGACGCTATGGCGACAACAGGCAATACACCATAGTTGTCGCGTAGCAGATTGACCTCTGTGAAGCTCCAAGTCATTGCTCTAACTCCCTCTCAATCTTGTCAGCCTTATCTTGATAAAATGCAGCAAATTTGCTACCCGACTTTACGGCCTCTAGGTAACTCTCTCGCTCTTGTTCTTTCTTCAAGCGCCGCCGCGCTTTTGCTAATTTCTCTTTCAACGTCATAAAGTTGGCTCAATCTTGTCGCCGTCATAGCGTTGTGTGAGTAGGCTTTCAGCCGCCATTTCTACTTTTGTGCGGCAATCGACATTCTCAACATCGCATGAAATCGACCAGCAAGGTCGGCCCAAGTTAGACGGCTCAGGCAAACCCTGCCGCGAGAATTTCAGTTTTTGCCCTCGGCGTTGCAGCTCGTCTAAAATTTCCTGATCTGTTGAAGCTGATAATGCGATATTGAGATTGCTCATTGGTTAACTCCTGTTAAAATGGAATATCATCATCAAACGCCGCATCAAACCCGCCCGCCATCACCGCAGCTTTGGCTTGCTGAACTTGCGACGATTGCTGTGGCGGCTGGGAATGTGCTTGATTCTCTTTTGCAGAAAAGCTGAAATTCATCGCGGGGGCTTTAGGATTAGCGTCGGGCTTTCGTAGCCAGCCAGACACCCAATACTCAACGCCTCCAACTTCTGCGCTGCCTTTGAACTGTGGGTGCGAGTCGGATTTACGGTCTTCATTCTTCCAAACGCTACCCCGATTGCTGTTGTCGTAATTACTCATGCTGCTTTCTCCTTAATAAATGTAACTTCTCTAATTTTGTCATGCTGCTTTGTGTTCAACTGCTTCCATAAAAAGGCTTGCTCATGGCGCTCCAATTCTTGCCATACTTCTTTTAAGCCAGCCTCATCTTCTGAGTCGTAAAACGATACAACCGCAGCTAAAGACTTTTGCATTAAGACTTTATCCACACGCTTCTCTGGCGCTTCTACTGGGCTAGATGCTAAACCTTCCAAGCTCATATCTTGGCCAGCGTCTACCGTCTTGCGGTGCTGATCTGTGTCGGCATCTTTGTTATCGTCTATCGCAAACAGGCCGTTAAGCGCGTATTTACGGGCATAGCTTGAGGCTGCCCCCGATACTTGGCTTGCATCCATACCCTTCTTAACAGACGCTTCACGCGCCATTGCCGAGGTGGTGATTGAGTCTTTGCCATCGCTTAGAGTAACGACCGCTTTAATGTACACGCGTTGGGTTTTAACGATCACGCCAGCACTAGGAATTTCATCTTCTAGCATTCCGCTAAAAATAAGTTCGTCAGTAATAGTTAAAGCGTAGTCACCTAGTAGCGGCTTTACGGCTTTCAGAATGTCTTCACAACTACGATACTGGTAGCCGCCGAACTTATTGGTTTGGCCCTTTGGGGCATGAAGCTCCCGCTGGATTTCAGACAGTTTTTTATATACGTTCATTACGCTGCACTCCCTGTAAATTCTGCCCACTCGGCACAAATCTGCTCATAACGAGCGTTATAAGCCTTAAACAAAAGTTCTTGCTTTTTCTCTGAGTAAGGATTGCAGTTTTCGCCAGCTTGCGCCCTATCAATGTCAGCAAGCATTTCCGCTATTAGCGGCGTATCAGCCAAACCACCCCTCATTGTTTTTAAAAAGTCACTCATATTTCCACCCCCGACAAAATTAAAATGATGACAAGTGCTGCCATTTGAATTGCGGTGCTCATGCGATGATGCCTGCCGTAAACCAAATTACACACCCAGCGCCCATCAGAGCGCCAAGGGTCGATAGGAAAAAGTCGCTATAGCTCATGGTTAAGCACTCCTGACATTTAAAAAGTCTAAGTTCGGCGCAGTCATGTAGTAAGGCTTTTCCTGCTTCTGCTTGCCTTTGAAGTAATCTTGAATCCAGCCGTCAAGGTCAGCGCTTTGGGCTAGCTCGGTAGCTGCGCCGCCTTTGTCGGCGTTGAATAATGCGGCGAGGAATGTTGAGCAAATCAGCTTTTGATCGTCTTCATCGCTCTCAAGACGGTCACTAATTACGTCAAACAAGTCGTAAACTAGAGCTTCATCATCCCAGCTTCGTTGGAAAGTAATTTGCTGCTCCATTTTCATCTCGCCTGAAATTGAAGCTAGCGATGAAAACTCGTCAAATACACCCTCAACAGGCGCGTCATAATCATCTAGATAGTCTGCCACCGTCTGATCACGATAATCCTGTGCTGCGGCTTCAATTGCTGCGTTTGATTGATTCATTTTACTGCTCCAATATCTGCTTTCTGTATTTACATAGTAAGCTATCTTAATCGGATATGCAATAAAATACATAATAAATATCAGTTTATTGATGTGGCATCAAATTCAGGGCAAAAAAAATCCCCGTATAGGAGAGATAGTTTGATAAAAATAAGTGAAACTTAATCGGATGGAGGGCCAGTGTGCTCATTCTGCGAGTCGCAGCCAAACGACAGACTGTACGGCCCGAACCATTGTGCAAACCGCCAGCAAAACTTAGGCGTTTGGCATGGCATCCAGTCGGTATGAATCAGCCACCATTCGTATTCCTTGAGGCGCATCCAATCCATCATACGTATTCTGACGGATGACGATCTATCGTGAATTGTTTGTGACTGTCTTAGGGTTTTCATAATTATTTAATTACTCGGCTGAATAACTGCCGATAATCACTCCGACAATTTCCGTATCACTTTCCATCAATACTGTAGGATATTGAGGATTGATCGGTTTTAGGTAGGCATCCCCACCATCGACTATGTACTCCTTAAAAGTTGCTAATGAATTTAATTTTTTTGCGATTACGCGGCAACCACTCCTTAGTGGTGCGTCAGGGTCAATGAAAATAATTGTACCTTCGGGATATGACTTTGAATTTTGGTTTTGAGAAACCATCAAATCATTGTCAACACGTAAAGCAAACGTTCCTTCACCACATTGGGTCGGACAATAAAGCCAACTCTCTGCATTTGCTTTTTCCATCTTCAGTCCATTATTGAGATCAGCCCATTTTAGTAGTGGTACTCTGGCATGAAGGGGGGCGATCTTTAAACCTTCTCCAAAAACTGCGCCGTGTACCAAAAAATCAGGCGCAACATTCAAGGCTCTCGCCAAGGATGCTAAATTTTTACTTTTCGGCTCAATCTCATCGCGCTCCCAGTAAACGATGCTGGTTGCCGACACTGAAGCCATAGTTGATAGTTCTTTTTGTGTCATACCTTTAGCTTTCCTAGCTGTGCGGATTCGACTACCTATGCTCACTATTTCTACCCTCATTTAATAAAATTACTAATATTTGATTAAGCTAGCTTACTATGGCCTTTACATCATGTTTAAGTTAATTTAATATAAGTTTATTGATATTTCACATGGGCGGTTAATTTTGTTGCGAAAAAATGCAGTTGAACACTTTGGGACGCAGACTAATTTAGCGATGGCCCTTGGCATCAGCGCACCAGCAGTTTCGATGTGGGGCGATTTCGTGCCTGAAAAGCAGGCGCTTCGACTTGAGCGAATAACGGCTGGCGAGTTGGCTTATAACGAGATGGAGTATCGGCATCAAACAACTCAAGCTGAACACAGAGGGAAGGTTGCGTAATGGATAAGCTCACAAATTCAGTCACCACGGCGCTAGACGATGATCTGTACGAATTTGCAAAGCGCGATGCCTCGCTAACAGGTTTAGATATTTCCTCATACATAAGAGCCACCATTCTCGAAAAACGAGAAAAGAAATTCAGTGAGTTAAGAATATTCACCGAATTACTAAACGTACAGAAATAGAATAAATTTTTAAAATGTTAGGTTTGGCGGGAGTCAAAAATATGCACTATTACTCACACAATATCAGCGACTTTAATAATTCCACCCGCCACTTAACACGCGTTGAACGCTCGTTGTACAGAGACTTGTTGGAATTGTATTACGACACCGAAACCCCTTTATTTTCTGGTGATTTTGATCGTTTGGCAAAACGTGTTTTAGCACATTCAGAAGAAGAAATTACCGCTTTAATTTTTGTATTGGATGAATTTTTTAAAGAACATTCTGAAGCTTACCACCATGAAAGATGCGATTTAGAAATAACTAAATATCGCGCCAACACTAACGCCAAAGCTAAAGCTGGTATAGCGTCTGCTAACGCAAGACGAACTAAACAGCAACAGAATTTAACAGCTGTTAAACAGCCGTTAAACGTATGTGCAACTAACCAAAAACCAAGAAACAAGAAACAAGAACCAAAAACTAAAGATAAAGGCAAGCCTGTAAATATTCCTGATTGGTTAGATAGTGACCTGTTAAATGATTTTATTGATATGCGCGAGTCGATGAAAAAACCAATGTCGCAGAAAGCAATAACTCTTTTGATTAACAAAATCAGCAAAGAGCGTGATAACGGGCATGACGCTACGCAAATGCTGGAAGATGCGATTGTTGGTGGCTGGCAGAGCGTTTACCCAAAAGATAAACCTAAGCAATCTAATAGCATAGTAGTTAATCATTCTGGCTTTACTGCAAAACAGTTAAAAAATCAAAACATTACCGCCTCAGTCTTGGATATTCACAATACCGATTGGTGACCAAAAAGGGATTTTTAAATGATAAATCAAATCGTTGAACACAAAGGATTAATTTACAAATTAGGTTTGCGAAACGCCGCTTTTTATCGTGGCGATGGGGGTGAGTGGCTCAAAAGCACATTGCCATCGTGGGTCATTCAAAACGCGATCAATGCCGAATATGAAAAATTATTTAACAAAGACCAAGCCTGTAAACCCATAAAAAGGAAAACGTCATGCAAGCAACCAGCCTAAAAGCCTATGCCGCAGTTCAGGATGAAGCCGAAGCGCAGCGCATTCACATGAAAAAGTTTGTCGCTGAACATGAGTACCATACCAGCAGTGAGTTGGCCGAGCTGGATGACAAGTATGACCGCTATCAGTTCGCTAGGCGATTACCTGAGCTACGCGCTAAGGGCTTTGTGTTTAACCCGCATGAGCGACCTTGCGGCGTGACGGGCTATAAAGCAATGACATGGGCGATGGCATGAAGGTTCTCAACAAAGATGAGTGTCTAGCGATTTTACGGCGTAGGCATGGTGGCGAGTCTAATTGGTCAATCACTGTCAGCACAGGCGTTTCCGCAGATACGATCAGGCGAATCGGTGCGTGTTTTCGGCATCATTTCCCGCTTGAGGATTACATGATCTACGACCGCTCTGACTACCATTTCAAACCATTGGGCGAAAAGATTGAAGCGTGGGATATACGTTTATCGATGCGGTTACAGCGTTTACCTATGAGTCAGTGGGCGGCGGCGATATGACAGGCCAGCATTGGACAGTAAATTCAGATGCCAGCCTTGAGAATTTTATTACGCATTTACGCGAATTATATGCGGATAAAAAATACGTTCAGGTGAAATGGTCAACAGGTAAAGCGATAACAAACCCTCAACATAGGTCTGTTTATTTGTACTGCCAGCTTTTAACTAACGCGCTGAATGATCATGGCCTAGATATGGTCAAGACATTGCATGACGTTGAGATTCCTTGGTCAAAAGAATCAGTAAAAGAACATATATGGGCCAAGGTTCAAAAGGCTAAGTACGACACTAAATCCCTCAGTAAATTAGAACGGCACGAAGTTGGCGCTATTTATGACGATATAAACCGACACTTATCAAACAAGTTCGGCGTGTACGTTCCATTCCCATCGGGCGACAAAAAGGACGCTGCTTGATAGATGAACAGGCCAAGGCCAAAGCCATGAAAATGCTCGCGTTAGGTCATCGGCCAGTGGCGATAGAGCGCGCGACGGGCATCAAACAGGTGACGGTTCGCAGTTGGTCAATGAAATTAACTATGGGCATTACGTCACTAACTTCGTTGCGGGAAACGGTTCGTTACGATTCAGGTCAGATGCGCGAAATGGCTGAAATCGGTGATGGTTGGGACACCGCGATGGGCCTTGATTTGCTCAGGTACAGGTTTGAAGATTTTCACAAATACTTTATCGGTGATTATGAATGAAAAAGGCAGAGAGGCTATATTTGGGTGATGTGGCCAGCTTAGGGT